AACTTATGCTCTTCAAGTCTTTTTTGATCAACAAGAGTGTTGATTCTTCTTTGAGTTTGCTCAGCAAGTTTTTCACGAAGAATTCCTCCTTCCCAAACCCACTCTTTTCCTTCCATAATTCCCTGCACAAACGCATCAGGTGCAGAAGGATCTGCTACAATATCTGCAGCAGTTGCTAACATAAAATCTTCACCAACGACTTTATGACCTTCATTGGTCATTCTTAAAGAACCAACACCACGAGAAGAAACTCCAAGACAAACTCCTTCACTAATCAAAGATTTGGCAATTTTACCCATTGGAGTTTCAAGAACGAGAGCCTTTCCCTTAAAGTTATTTCCTTCACGAGTGAGAGAAATAATTTTATGAGAAACACGATCCAGATTTACAGTAGGTCCATCTGGGTGACCAAGTTCCCCAAGAGCACGACCTTTTTGAATGAAGTTTTCATCGTATCTGGTAACTTCCTTTGACAAAGTTGCCATAGGATACATTCTTCCATTACGATTGCAAATGTCTCCTTGAAGGAAAACCCCTTCAATATACAAATTCTTTTTATTACCTACTTTTTCGGTAATAAACTCTACTTTTTGAATTTCTTCTGTGATGAGTTTCATTTTATTCGGAAACTAATTGGACTACTTCTGTGATGCTCACGTTTGTTGTATTGTCAAGAGCAAGAGCTGAAACTTTCACACTTCTGGATAAAGTAGATCCAGTTGTTGTAATTATTCCAACTATTGATGATGTATTTGCAGAAATCGTAACTGTTGAATCGGTTGTAGCAGTCACTAATCTGTGAACTGTATTAATTCCTGCAGGTTGAGCATTTTCAATTGTTACAAAATCACCAACCAAAAATGGATTTCCTGCATTATTATCAAAGGTGACAACAGTGGATGTGCCAGTGGTAATTCCTGCTATCTGTTGTTTTGCAATTCTCTCTTTCAAAACCTCATTTCCAAAGGGGGAGATTAAGAAGGAATTAACCGTCGCTACAGGCTCTCCGCCAGTTTCCACATACACTGCAGTCGATGCACAAGCAACACGAAGATATCCACTTTTAAGTGCAATTGGGTTACTGGTAGTTGCTACAGAAACTGTGGGGGAAATTCTATTTACGTTTTGTACGACTTTTATTGCCATTATTCTTCATCTCCGAGAGAATCATCCTCACCAAATACTAATGAAGCAATTTCTGGACGAGCAGAATCTACTCTATCAGCAGCTTTTGCATATAAAATTTCTTTAATTCTATCGGAAACATCTGATGGCGACCCGTCAGATGCGATCAAATCGATAAGTTCTTCCATAAATTTATTTTATTACTATAGGACTATTTATATTTTACCGCCTTTGGGTTCTTGTAACTCAACTTGCGATACATCTACTGTTGGTTCTATTGGCACCTCACCACCTGCCCCTTGCTCTATTGCTTGATCAGCACCTTCTTCACCGGCTGGCGGTAATGGATTTCCCATTTCATCAACTGGTGCATTTGGATCTGGAAGAATACCCTTCTCAATTTCATCATCAATTTGTACATCAATTTCAATAATTTCGGAATCAGTTTGGCGAAGAATTTTTTTACGTACGTATTCTGTTGAGTAATATTTTCCGATGTAAGGTTCAATAGTAGTTAGAAGAGTCAATCTATTAGTAATGAGTTCGGCTTCTTTCAATTCGGAGAAGTGATTATCATAAAGGAAGTCATACTGAATATGGTCTTCCATTTTTTCCCAATCTTCTGGGGACACCACATTTTTCAGAAGAAGTTGAGTGCGGAGAATATCATTAAACATCTGAGCAAATCTTTTTCTCAGACGACCAACAAATTTGGAAAATTTTAATTCATCTCTTAAAATTTCCGAAGAACGACCTAAATTAAATCCATCCCCTCCGCCAGCAATTCTTGTCTCTGGCACATTTAAAGATCTATAAAGTTTTTTCTGAAAATATTCAATATCAGATAATTCTCCAAGATTTTGTCCTCCAGGGAGTGTGGTAATTTCTGTGCCACGCCCACCCTCTCTTCTTGGAAGCCAAAAGTCCTCTAACATACTCATGAATTTACGATCATCACGAATTTCTCCAGTGTTGGCATCGTAAACTAATTTGTTTCTGTAGCGAGACATAACCTCTTTAAGATATTGCTCTGCTTTTACTTTTGGAAGATTTCCAACATCGATGTAAAAAATACGACGCTCGGGTGCTCTTGACAATCTATAAATGACGAGAGAGTCCTCAATCATTCGAAGTTGATTGAGTGCTTTGATTGCCTTATGAAGATATGAAAGAACCGTTCCTTTATTTCTATCAACTAATCCTGAGGTGCAGTATGTAATTGAATCTTTAGCAATTTTAAGAGACCCTTTAGCAGCACCACTCAAATTACCCATTGGATAATTTGGAGTTGGAGAATAGATAAAATATTCCTCCATTTCAGAATACATTGTATCCAAATTGTTTGCAGCGTTTCCATTATAAGTTAATCTATCTACAATATCTGTGCCATTTTTTCCTTTCGTTCTTTTTTCTTGACGAACGTGTTTCATCTTCATTGGATCGATATATCTCAATTCCTGAATACCTTCTTGAGGTTTCTTCATATCGATAACTTTTAGATAATACAATCTCCCATCGACATACCAGTTTCTAAAAATCTCATGGGATTTCCTATCAAAATCCATCATCTCTTTGATGGACTTAAATTCCTTTCTAATTATATCTTTTAACTTATCGCTTGCGTTTAGATTTGTTAATTCAATCTCAACAGGAGAATCGTAAAGGTCGCTTACGATTGCTTCGTTTACAATATCTTCAATGGCACTATCACATTCTGGATGAAGTGCCATTTCTCTATACCGACGCATTAAATCAAACTCAGTTCTATAAACACCTTCAATGTCTACATACTGACCATAAAATCCAGACTGAATATAATAGTCAACCCCGTCCTCATCTGTTTGAGGAACGGGGGATACTATTGATTTAGATTTTTTCTCACTATCTTCAATCGAAAAACCAAAAAGTTTCGCCATTTTATAAGTTAAACGTTATATGATACTCTATTTAGTTGATATCTTCACCGCCAGCAGCAGAAGAAGTTCCTTTGATTGCTTCCCACCAGTGAACTTGCATTTCAACAGTGAATTCTTGAATTGCTTCTGTTTCGTATGCCAGATTAATTGCACTTACACTTGTTGGGAATAAATCATAGAAATGATATGCTCTCAAGATACTTCCATCACGATTAAGTTGATAGACAAATGCATCTGCTTGATAGAGAGCAGGGTCTGTTGTGCCTGTTGCGTCAGAAAGACGATTCATATAGTTGGTCCACTTTTCAAAGGCAGAGCGAATTGCAAAGTCAGTATCGTTGATGACGGTAATTGTCCAGCTTTCAAATGTGCGATCTCCAGCAAGTCTTAAAGTTCTTCCTCTGAATGCTACTTCAACAGGAGTGACGTTTGACGCAGGAAGATTTGCTGCCTTAACAAGAAATCTACTCTTGTCTAAAGTATTTGAATCAATACCAAGTGCTGCAGGGAAAGCAAGCTCAACTTCAAAGAGGTTACTTCTGGTGCCACCACCCGACAGCTTGCTCTTGAAGTCTGTAATCTTTCTTAATGGGATTGTGTTAAGTTGGGTTCTGGTTGCCATTTTCTGTTAAACCTCTAAATTAAAAGTTTCCGATTACTTCTTCAAAATCAACACCAGTTTTGGTGGCAATGAAGTTGAGTCCAATGAAGTTGATGGACCTTGCTGGCTTAATGTAAATGTCGGCAATGAATTCATTATTATCTATCACAGCAGCAGTGTTATTTGTTTCGTCACAAATTACGACATAATCAAAGATTCCTCTCTTCGCTTGGACATCACGTAAGAATGGTTCGATTGTATTTACGAAGTTTGTTCTTGTGATTTCATCATTAAATTCAAAGAGTGCGTCTTTTGCTGCTTGAGAAATTGCATCCTCAAGATAAACAAAGAGACGACGGACGTTAATTCTATCAAATGCTGATGCTTTTGCTAGACCTGTTTTGTCGCCAAACAGGATAATACCAGCTCCAGGTGAGAAGATTACTGGATTAATTCTATTTGAATAGAGTTTGTCTCTTTGAATTTTGCTAGGATTATATGCAAGTTTAACTGCATTCAAGATTGCACCTCTAGAAGTTCCAGCAGGTGAATACCAAGGGAAGTTGTTAATATCATTACGAGCACATAGACCAGCAACATCTCCATTTAGAGGCACATATCTAAAAGTGTTTGCAAATCTGTCATACATGTATTTGTATCCACTATCAAAGATTGCATAAGAAGAAGATGAAATCGGAGCATAAAATTCAATCACATTGTCCGTGATATCGGCAGCAGATCTTACAGTTACTGCAGTCTGCACAGAGGTATCCGAGAGGGCAGCACCTCTATAAGGTGAGATAAATGCAATCGCATCTTTTCTCAATTCTGCCACAGAAATAAGTTTATTGGCAAGTGCTTGTGCAGTTGAAATATCATAAGCGGCAGATCCCATTAGAAGGAAATCTACACTAAAGTTTTCTGTGTTTTCAAACAAGTCATATCCATCAGACAACTCCCCAAGAGTCGCTGTTAGAGAACCTGCAGTATCAAGATTTTCTGCACCACTATAATCCTTTCCACCGATTAAAGTATTTGTGGATGACCCGCTGGCAGCAAAAGTAATTCCCTCTGCTTCTTGGTCCCATGCAACATCGGTTTCTAAATTAAAACCACTACTGTATCCGGTGGTAACAATTCCGGTTGGAGCACCTAGACCAAAGATATACTCAGAATTGTTTGCAATATATTTTCTCCAGTAAGATGGATTTCCAACAGAGAATTCTGCGTCTGTAGCCTTAGACAATGCTAAATGCTTTTCAAGAATGGTGCCTGCATTTCCGGTAACTGTGCCAAGAGAGTCGATAACTACAACATGAACTTCGTCAAATCTTGAATCTCTTGCCGCCGCATAAGCAGAAGTGCCAGGTCTTTGTGCAAGATTATTCCAAGAAATAGATGATGTGCTTGTTAAACCTAAAGTTTGTTGGTCAAACCAATCAAGTTTAGATGTATAAGAAGCATTTCCGTATGAAGTTGTTTGAGATGTAGTATGAATAGCAACATTTCCGGTAGAAGAAAATGCATAAATTCCCGATGGTTGATAATCTACTATAGTTTCAGTTCCACCTGCAGACACATGACTTAAAACTTTTACATCAACTGAACTTACTCCAATACCTGTAATAATACCTTTTAAATATCCATCAAGAACAGATGTTGAACCAGCACCAGGATTTATTCTACCAACAACTGACTGAGTGACTCCATAACCAACTTGCAGTGCTGCACTTACTGTTGTTGTTGATCCAAAGTCAAAAGTAGTTGTTACAGGTGCTGCAGAAAGTGAAGCATTTGAAATTGTAATTATATCAGTTCCGATTGCAGTAACAGTTGTTCCTGAAGAAACAACTCCACTTACATCACATCTAACTTCTTGTCCTAATGAAATTGAAGTTGTTACAATTCCAATAGTGCTGGCAGATCCAACAAGAATGCCACTTCTATTTGAAATAGCCTCTACAAAAGTTGTAACTGCACTAGTGCTAATACCTGTTAAAATTTGGTCTGCCTTTGAATCAATAATGCCAACTTTGAGTCCGTTTGCCCAAGAACCTGGATTTCTAGCAGCAACAACTACACCTGCCAGTGTATTTTCGTCATACCCTAAAG